TACCTTCAGCCAAATTTTCGTAATAACCGTCTGGCAAAAACTCAAGCCAATCAGCTTCTTGAGATAATCCCGAAGGTTGAAAAAAACATGCAGCATTTTTAGGTGGTTCACTTAAATATTTTTCCCAAAATGTATCCATATCGGGAGGATTGGTCATCCCCCAAATATGTGCGTTAGACTTACCGTCGTCAGTAACACAACCAACAGCATTATCCAATTTAGAAGGATAACGGCCCAAACGTCCTTGCAGTGCGTTAAAAATGTCAGGGTTGATTTCTCGGAACTCGTCCAAGATACCGAAGCTAGCTTGTAAAGACAATAGCCTCCGTACGTCGTTAGAATCATCAAGACCACGAAAAAGTATTTCACATTCAACATCATCAAACCTCAGGATAAATTTGTAGTTAGTCTTTTCAAATACACCTGCCTGCCCATCCGGATACCAACGAAGTACGTCAGGTATCGAAGTATCTCGTAGCTGCTCTCGTGTATTACGAATCCAGATCGCCCTAGACCGCCTTATGCCATCCCTACATTTCGCCATCCTGCTAGCGTGATATGCGATTTTCATAATTCCAGCAGTAGTTTTTGTACTACCCACTGGTCCTACTATTAATGAAATAAACGATTCATCTGTTAAAAACGGTGCGGCGCTCGCCGGTGGTGTGTATGTTAAGTGGCTCATGCCTTTTTCTTTTTTCTAGGCTTTACTTCTTCAACCTGCTCAATCTGAGCGACCTCTTCAACAGTGTCAATAACGAGTGCTTCGGTTTTTGGCGGTGATAAATTGATTGTGATCGAAAACCCAGGGGCCGCTTGAACTTGAGCATTCGCCTTCGGTTCCATATCCCCAAGTTTTGCCCCGAGTTTAACAAACTCCAACTTTTGAAGTAATGTCGCATCGTTACCTCTTGCAATTTTGTAAGCGTCTTCGAATACATCTTCAGTTAGGGCTTTCGCCTTAATTTTGAACGTAATTCCGCTAGTCTCAAGTTCCGCCCGTTTGCTAGCAACAGCATCACTGAACGGTTTCCAAGATTGCAACTTCTCCCACCGGAGCCCTTCAAATCCATAACGTGACGCAACTTCCTGAGGATCTTCCATCCCCATTGCTATGTTAAGAATTAACTCCTGTGGTACATCAAGCGCTGGCTGCGCCGTTGGAATTAGTTCTTCGTCCATTGAGGTATTCTAGAATCGCTTTGCGGATAAGGTCAGACATAGTAGTGCGGTCTTCATGAGCTATGTCTTTAAGATCTTGCACTACCTCATCTGGCAGAAAAAAATTATGGCGTTTCATGAATTACTTCTTCTTTGGCATTCTAGTTGTAGCTTTGGCAACTGTCTTTTTTGCCATAGGTTTGGTTTTTGGTGAAGTGGATTTAGCACCTTCGGCTTTTTCAATTTTTGCGTATGTCTTAGCTGGTAACTTCTTTTCAGCGTTTTCGTTTTTCTTAGACTCTGAACCCATAATTTTCTTTAAAAATGCTGGTAGTGCCATGGTGCTTCTCCTTTTGGTTGGTGATGTACGTATCGTACATACGATATTTTTATGTGTCAAGCTTTTTTCACATCAAACCATTGCTCGTATTGAGCGTAATTCGATGCATCTAATGGAAGACCGTGTTTTTCGTAGGAGTGGCCCTTACGATGGCAGTTAGCACATAAAACTACGCAACGCTCTCGAATTTCTTTAATTGCCGGCTTATACATCCCAGCGGAGACTAGTTTGTGGACTTTTTTGTTATCTGGTGCACGAACTACATGGTGAAAGTCTAATGTCCAGGGGTGATTTTCAGTGCATAGTGCGCACTTCAGTGTTGTTTTAAAACTACGCCATGCCAACTTACCTTTTTCTTTATTGGCTTTGGTAGCAGCTTTATGGGTTTCTTTGTTGCGCTCGTACCAGCGTTTTTGCGCTTCTTTTTGTCTTGGGTCTTTAGGATCGGTATATGGCATGTGTGTATATTACTACTGCATGTTCCATTGTCAAGAGGTGGAGGTACTTACGGGGTTAAATGTATGTGAAGCACTAGAATCCGCTTTCCCTCCATGGGTAAGAATTTGGTCATTTTATATGCATTTTGTGCATACGTGTATAGGAAAACCGAAAAACTATACACATAACATCCTTCTGCGTCGGCTTGACTACCCAATGGGAGTGTACATTTAAATGTGCAATATACGCTACATTTTATTGACGTTTCATGCATTTTTTGTACCTAAAGGTATGATTTTGCTACAAATTTTAATACCTATAGGCAATAACATACATATGGTGTGTATATACTAAAAAATAGGGGTCCCTCTTCACGGAATACGTATGCGTGGCCGCCCCCACCCCACCCCCCTTGGTCCAGCTCCCCTCCCCTCCCACTACACCCCTCTACGGCTTTAGGTGTAGGGCTTGTGCTGTTCCCTACTACGGGTTGGTCGATACCTTAGCATCCTTTCGACTACGGCGAGTAGTTTCCCGTGCTTATTTGTTGAGTCAATCTGATACTTTAAGCACAATTGGGCGGACGAAACCGTGCGGGGTAAACCGTGTAAAAGCATAGTTGTCATATGCACACCTTAGCGAACCGCTCCTGACCAAGTTGTCAGGCTTAGGACAGAAATTACAAAATCTGTGCCTAATTCCCGAAAATTATAGGGACAATGCAAGGGTTATGAGAGAGGATTCCGACCCTTGTGAGCAAAGGTATTAGGTCAAACCTCGATACCCCATAACTCACAAGGGGTTTTTATCAAGTGCATTACTTGTAGTGTGCTTGATTCTGACTAACTTACTCAAAGGAATTTTCAATCATGGCTCTACATACAGCCGAAGTATTAAACACAAAAATCTCCGCAGTTGGCAAGTCCGCAGGTGAATTGCAGTCCGCTATTCAAGAAGTAGCCGTTCAAGCAGTTGGCTATTCAATCGAGCATGGCGATATTCGTTTCGGTCAAAAGTTGTTTGATGTATTGCCAAATGGTATGCGTAGACAGTCGTTAGTAGCGTTCTTAGAAAAGCACGGCAACTTTGCTTACTCCAAAGAAGAAAAATGCTTTAAGTTCTTCAAAGGTCTAGGCGAGCCTCGTGTATTTGACGAGACTGCTCTCATGGCTATCAGTTGGGCAACTGCAACAAAAGAAACAATCGTATCCTCTTATGACCTTGAATTGATTATGACCAAAGCCATCAAAGCTATGGAAAAAGCATTCAAGGAAAACGAGAAGTCAGGTGTTAAGCTAGAAAATACCCTAGCCTATGACTACCTAGTTGCGGCTCGTGACGGATACAATGCCGAGAAGTATTCAGCAGAGCAACAAGCTGACGACCTCAAAGTAGCGTAATCATGTGGAGTTCCTCGCCCCCTGCTCAACGCAGGGGTCGAGTTCATTTTATCCATAACATACATACGGACATCATATGCACCTTACTCACAAAAACTCTTTGCGTCTTGCCATGCAGTGTACTGCGTGGAATAATCCTACCCTATATAAAGGTGGGTACAAGCGTCAATCATATGCACCATCCAAAACTCGTATCAATCCATTGTTGGTGAATGTGTATGTACCAAATGAATCAGGTGACCTCGTCTTGCAAAAGCGTGTTAGACCCAAGGCTAGATGAGAATCAATCCTATTATCCGCCTATTATCCGTTTGTCGTTGTGCAGTGCAGCATGGATAATAGCTTTTTTCCATATAAAACAATAACTTAACTACTTCTATTATCCTATTATCCTATTATCCATATAAATATAGTATCTCTACTATAAAAAGATTAGACCCTCATGTGTGCGTACTGATGTATGGTATTTCGTAAATTACAATATGTGGGGGGGTTGTTTTGAAAACATGGATAATTGGATAATAGCCTGTAAGTCATTGATTTATAAGGCAGTCCTATTATCCGTTTCTATTATCCGCAGATACTTAAGGAGAAATCCCCATGAAACACACGCAATCCGACAAATGGTTTAGATACTTCCTAGCCTTCGGTGCAATCTACTTTCTGCTACATTTAATCCACGCAATCGCCCAAGGTCACCTAT